TTATGAGATACAAAAAAGAACAAAAAGAAGCAATACGTAATAAAATAATTGCACTATATCCAGATACTCTGGAAAGATTAAGCACATCACAAGTGATGGAAGCTGTATCACAATTAGGTTTTGATACTATTCCATGGTCAGTTGTTGCTAAAAAAGATCGCAACACATTTACTCTTAAGAATATACCTAACGTGATACCACTTACTCAACCTGTGGAGAAATCATCTCCTAAAATCGCGAACGAAGTGTCATTGATTCCACAGGTTGACTTTAATTACGTTGCATTTGGTAACCATAAAGATGTAGAAAGCATTATTCAGTCTAAAGAATTCTATCCAACCTACATCACTGGCCCTACTGGCAACGGTAAATCCACTATGATCGAACAGATCTGTGCTAAAAATAAACGTGACTTAATTCGTATCAACTTAAATACGATGTCAGACGAAGAACAACTTATTGGATCTAAAACACTTGAAGACGGTAATGTCACAGTAGTTGAAGGTCCAGTCCTAATCGCCATGAGAACAGGGTCGGTTCTCTTACTTGATGAAATCGATGCTGGTGCGGCAAACACGCTATTATGTTTACAGCCAATCCTTGAAGGTAAGCCCTATTACTTCAAACTTAAAAATGAAGTAATCACACCAGCATCTGGTTTCAACATTATTGCAACCGCAAATACTAAAGGTAAAGGCTCAGACGATGGTCGATATATTGGTACTAACGTCTTGAACGAAGCTTTCCTCGAAAGATTTGCTGTAACATTTGAACAAGAATATCCAACACGATCTGTAGAACTTAAGATTATTAATAACCTTATGCAATCATACAACTGTGTTGATAATGAATTTGCTGAACTCCTAGTCAAATGGGCAGAAGCAATACGTAGAACCTTTGATGACGGTGGATTAGATGAAACTATTACAACTAGACGATTAGTTCATGTTATCAAAGCATACTCTATCTTTAAAAAGCAAGACAAAGCAATTGAATTATGCTGCAATAGATTTGATCAACAAACTAAAGAAAGCTTTATCGACCTCTTTTCAAAACTCCAATCTGGAGAAGAAGAGGTTATGGCTTCTGATAATCTAGATGAAACACTTAATGAAATGAATGAGGAATTAAATGTTTAGTTTTATTGAATTAAAACCAACTCAAAAGCAATATATACTTGAGATAATGAAACGGTTCAAGCATGATTCTGAGCAGATTACGTTATCTCAAATTAAAGAGTACCATCAAATTATGTTAAAACAACGAGATAAGTCTGGTACAAAATTAGGATATCCTAATTGGTTAATTGTGAATGATAATAAGATCGCCAAAAGCGTATACCATTTACCGATACCGACAGAAGACGAAGAACAAGACTTTTATGATGGTAAAATAGACCCTGTAGTTAACTTAAAACGTTATTCTAAGCTATTACAGGATACAATTAAAGAATTTAATATAAAAATATGAAAAAATATATGTACATTAATTTAAAATCAGTATATAATAGTATTTTTAGTGGTAATTCTGCACGCCGCGGCGGAAATAATACCACTCTTGTGAACAGCGGCACTTTGAAAAGGAAATATAGTATGTCAATTACAGCAAAAGTACTACGTCATTTATTAAAAGGTAACACAGTAACTGCAGCAGAAATCGCAGGTAAATTTGGTTCTGCTACACCAACTGAAGTTATCCGTCAGTTAAGAATGAAAGGCTATGCCGTTTATTCTAATAAAACTGAATTATGGGACGGTACACCTACGACTAAATATCGTATTGGTTCTCCATCACGCGCTATGGTTGCAGCAGCATACCGTAATGTTGGTGGTTCTGTATTCAAATAATACGAGCAGGCAGCGCAATGCTGCCTCCTTTATGGGCTATCCTATTTTTACTAACCTTGCTAAGGGTTTAAAAACAAAAACTAACTTCATTGCTAGGATAGTCCATAAAAGAGGTAACATATGAGAAAAGAAGACTTAATTCAATCACAAGACAGGAATCACAAAGGCGGACGAAAGTTTGACGGTGGTAAATTACAATATGGTTTATTACCACCTTCAGCTTTAAAAGATGTTGTACAAGTACTTACATTCGGTGCAGAGAAATACGAACCTGATAACTGGAGAAGAGTACCTGATGCAAATCGAAGATATTTTGACGCAGCAATGAGACACTTATGGGCATATAAAGAAGGTGAAATGTATGACTCAGAAACTGGTGTATCGCACCTAGCTCATGCCGCATGCTGCATTTTATTTATGAATGAACTTGATAACGAGAGGGAAGTATGAAACTATCAAAAGAAACACTAACCATTATTAAAAACTTTGCAGGCATTAATGGTAACCTGCTTATCAAACCTGGAAATCAACTAGCATCTGTATCTATTTCAAAAACTGTATTTGGTAAAGCTACAGTTGCAGAAAACTTTCCACATGAGTTTGGTATATATGACGTTAACGAATTCTTGGGTGCAATGAGCTTATTTGACGACCCAGACTTAGAGTTTACCGAAAAATTTGTGACAATCAAAGAAGGTAGAAACTCTATTAAATATTTTGGAGCAGCCACACAAAATATGGTGATACCAACGAAAGACATCGTCTTTCCCGAAGCTGACATCAACCTCTCTCTCGAAGCTTCGACCTTAGCCATGATTATGAAGACTGCTCCAATTCTTAAATCTGAGGATGTATCATTTGTAGGTAATGGATCTGAAATTAGTGTTTCTGTTGTAGATAAGAAAAATGCTACAGCAAACAATTATACACACGTTATTGGATCAGATCCTAAAGACTTTAAAGTAAACCTTAAAGTTGATAATCTTAAAATGTTACCAGGTAATTATGATGTATCTATTTCATCTAAAAAGATATCACAATTTAAATCTAAAGACATTGATCTTACTTACTATGTAGCAATCGAAGCTGATTCAGAATTTAACTTAAACTAGGAAATAATATGACATCACAATATTGGGGATACCACCTCACACTTGATTGTAGTAATTGTAATAGAAATAATATAAAAGATGAACAGCATGTCAAAGATTTTGTAAAAGAACTAATGGCAAGAATAGATATGAAACCTATAGGAGATACAAGGGTTGAATATACTGCTGCCGAATTTCCAGATAAAGCTGGCCTTACCGCAGTTCAAATTATAGTAACCTCAACTATTGTAGCACATTTTATAGACAGTACAGGTGATTTATATTTAGATGTATTTTCATGTAAACAGTTTGACATTGAAACTGTAGTTAAAACTGTAGATGAATATTTTACACCAGAAAATACTAGAGTCAACTTCTTGACAAGACAAGCTGGTTAATTGTACATTAATTATGAAATAAGATATAATAATCTTATATTGAAGAGGGAACTATATTATGAACGAATACTTATGGGTTGAAAAGTATCGACCACAAACAATCAATGATTGTATACTTACAAAAGAACTAAAAGAAACATTTAAACAATTTATAAGTTCAGGCGAACTGCCTAACTTTCTTTTTGCTGGTGGACCTGGTATCGGGAAAACCACAGTCGCTAAAGCACTATGCAATGAGGTTGGTGCTGAGTATCTTTTAATCAATGGTTCAGAAGAATCAGGTATTGATACCCTTCGTACTAAGATTAAATCGTTTGCTTCAACTATCTCCCTCACCGACTCTAAAAAAGTAGTCATCTTAGATGAAGCAGACTACCTCAACCCCAACTCAACCCAACCTGCATTGCGTGCTTTTATAGAAGAGTTCTCTAATAACTGTCGATTCATCTTTACTTGTAATTATAAGAATCGTATTATTGAACCTCTACATTCAAGGTGTTCTGTTGTAGATTTTAAAATAGAAAATAAAGATAAGCAAGAAATCGCAGCAGCATTCTTTAAACGTCTAACACATATCCTTGATACAGAAAATATTCAATATGATCCTAAACCAATCGTAGAACTTATTACTAAACACTTACCTGATTGGCGTAGAGTTATTAATGAATTACAAAGATATTCTGTAACAGGTAAAATTGATACAGGCATCTTACTTAATCTTACCGAAGAATCATTTAAACAACTAATTAAAAACCTTAAGGATAAAAACTTTACTGAAGTACGTAAATGGGTTGCCAAAAATGGGGATTCAGATAGTATAAATATATTTAGACAACTATATGATACTGCATCTACAAACTTAGAAGCAGACAGTATTCCTCAGCTTGTATTGATCCTTTCTGATTATCAATATAAAGCAGCATTTGTTGCAGACCATGAACTAAACATGATGGCCGCGCTGACTGAAATCATGGCTCAATGCAAATTCAAATAGGAGCAGCTATGGGATTTTTATTATTTTCAATAGGATTCGCCTTGGGATGGTTTACATTTAAATATCTACTTAATAAAAAAGTAGATGAAATCCATGAAATGATGGAAAAAGACTTAGAGAAATCTAATCTTAAATTTGAACCTAAAAAAGTATCAATTAAATTTGAAAAAATAAATGGATTGATCTATGTGTATAACCGTAATACAGATCATTTTATTACAAAAGGTGCAACATACGAAGAAGTTGTAGATAATTTAGAAAAATGGTTTCCGGATACAGTATTTTTAGCAACGCCTGGGTCATTAAAGCAGGTTAAAAATGATAGTCTATCAGTGTAAACATTCTAGACGATCTGCAGAAGTTGCACAGTTTATTAAAGGTGAATTAACTGTTTTATTATTTGAAGATGATATACATGTTGGTTCTAAAACATATATAGATATAAGTGATGCGGAAATAGCCGCAGAAAATTGGGTATTACATTATGACAACACCATTCGACTTTCTAAACAGCATAAATGATAATAAAAAGGATCTATTCGAAGATCCTCAGAATGAAAAAGAATATGCTCCATTCCTAATCAATAAAGGTTTATCATATTTTCCTGATACTATCCTTTATGCAAATGAAATGAATCAACATGCTGACATTCCAAAGAAGTGGCAATTTGATTTTTTAAGATTTTCTATACCAAAACGACGAAGGTTCTCTAAATGGCATAAGAAAGAAAAAGCATCTGATATCTTAAAACTAGTAATGAAACACTATAAATATTCAGAGAAGAAAGCATATGAGGTATTAGATATTTTTTCGGATGATAATGTAAAAGAACTAATTGAAGCCTACCATGAAGGTGGTAGAAATTAAATAGATTATAAATAAATCTATAAAATAACAGAAGGTGATATATAATGACTTCGTCGATGATATATTATGATTGGACACCGGACGCGATGTTAGAAGTTGACTTGATTGAACCAGATAACTTTCTGAAAGTCAGGGAAACACTCACGCGCATAGGCATAGCTTCTAGAAAAGAAAAGAAGTTATTTCAGTCTTGTCATATACTACACAAACAAGGTAAGTACTTTATTGTACACTTTAAAGAATTATTTGCTCTCGATGGCAAAGAATCTGATATCTCTATGTCCGATATAGAGCGCAGAAATGTTATCGCTGAGCTATTACAAGATTGGGACTTGCTAAAGATTATTGATAAATCTAAGGCAGAACCTAAAGCTTCTCTGTCACAAATTAAAGTAGTGGCTTATAAAGAGAAAAATGAATGGGAACTCGTTCCTAAATATAACATTGGTGGTATTCGAAAAAATAAGGAATAATTATGGCTATAAAATTAGAACTTGAAGTGCAAGAAGTAAACTTAGTATTACGATCATTAGGTAAACATCCTTTTGATGAAATTGCAAGTTTAATTGGCAAAATCAAACAACAAGGCGAAGCACAGCTAGCTGAACAAGAAAAAGCAGCTGCTGAAGAAGCGCCTGCTGCAGAGTAGTTAATACTTTTAACTAACGTTTATTAATACTTTTAACTATATACTTTTTATAGTTAATTGATATATAATAATAGAGATAACTTATTGTAGATTATCGATAAAGATGAAATATGATAATGTTATCTTGTGCTCAAGGTAGACCTGTTGAAAAACTCTCTACTGAACTGCTTATTTAAAATCTTAAATAAGGAGAAACATTATGTGGACTAAACCAGCTGCAACAGAAATGAGATTCGGTTTTGAAGTTACTATGTACGTATGTAACAAGTAATTCAACTGATTTTTATACACTGTTATAAAAAGATAAGAGGGAGCTTCGGTTCCCTTTTTTTATGTCCTAACCATAGGACCGTTAGGCAGGTGGGGATAACCTGTACAAAACCCCAAATAATTATTGTACATTAATTAAATTATAATATATAATTATAGTATATTATAAAAAGGAGAATTAGTATCGCTACTCAGAATAAACGGTTTGCTAGAAGACCTAAAGTTGAAGAACCTATGGGATTAAAAGTACTTGTCCCAGATGGTGGATTTGAACGTGCAATGAGAAAGTTTAAGAAGAAAGTTCAGGAATCTGGCTTACTTCAAGAATTACGTGAACGTGAAGAATATGAGAAACCAACAACTCGACGTAAGAGAGCAAAAAGCCAAGCTCGAAAGAGATGGTTAAAGAAATTGGAAACTCAATCTTTACCTAAAAAATTATATTAATGGCAGCAAAGAACGATATCACAGGAGATTCAATTCAGTCTAAAGGTCCATCGCGAGCTTATTCTGATAACTATGATTCGATCTTTGGTGTAAGATGTTTAAAGTGTAAGCATAAACAAAATATGGACTTTGAACCGCCAGTAATTATTTGTCAATCTTGTGGAGAATTATTATGAAAGAACGCGACCCTAGTAAACATATTAGAGATATTGATATTAATAAAGCAGCAGAACTAACTGATAACAATGTGTACAGTATGATTGTTTTTGCTGCAGCTCATGCTAGAGATATAGCAAAACATAGAAACAAAATTGATGCAAAGCATCAGAAATTACATGATTATGGCTATAAGCCAATTAATCAAGCTTTAGATGATTTTCAAAAGAAAATTATATAAATAGTTTTGTACATGCCATTTGGGTGTACATTTTATTAGTCTTGCTTATTAAAGGAGAAAACTATGACTAAAATTCATTTTGGGCACTTATACCCATCAACCCTCGGTTTTGACAGAGTGTTTAATACTTTGGAAGCTATGCTTGACACAGTTCCAAATACTTCTGAAAAATTCCCACCTCACAATATTATTAAACTTGACGATCAAAAATATGTTGTCGAATTAGCTGTAGCTGGTTTCAATGAAGACGAAATCGCTATTACAGTTGAAGACGGCGTATTAAAAATCGAAGGTGAGAAACATGAAACCGACGACAAAGTAGAATACTTACATAAAGGTATTGGCACACGAGCTTTTGTAAAAACTATTAAATTAGTAGATACAGTAGAAGTACATGGTGCTCAGTACAAAAATGGTATTCTAAAAATTGGTCTAGAGAACGTAATTCCTGAACATAAAAAACCTAAGAAGGTTGAAATTAAAAAGGATCTTAAGTTCTTTAAACCCGAGCTTTTAAAAGAAGAGAAGTAGTAATAGGGGAGCTTCGGCTCCCCCATTTTATGGAGAAAATATGGAAGTTTATGAAGTAGTAAATGATGCATTACCTGATAGGAAGCTGTATCTATTAGATTTTTATGCAACATGGTGTAATCCATGCAAAATGCTATCAAAGGTCATTGAAGGTATGGAAAGTGACGTTCCTGTTTATAAGGTAAATATTGAAGAAAATATGGAACTTGCCAAAAAATTTAATGTGCGAGGTGTACCATCTCTTGCATTAATAAAAGATGGTGAGCCAGCTGCAACAAAGTCAGGATTTATGAATGAAGCTGAATTAACAGCATTTATTGAGAGCAATAAATAATGATGTTATCATACCCAATTGTCATTAAAGGTAACTATGCAATTAAGTTATCTGTATGGAATGGCAGTGTTTTAGCGGTTGCGGACCATTTAAAAGATCCTAAAAAATTTGAAGTAAAACATTTTACAGATATAGAGGATGGTGCAGCTTATTTAGATTTTATTATTGAGAAGGATTTAAGAGAAAATGGCGGATATTAGAATATTTAAATTGATGAGTGGTGAAGAACTACTTGGCCAAGTAAAAGAAAAGAATGGTGAAGGTATTGTTCTTAAAAATGCTGTGTCTATTGTCTATCAACAAACAGAAAAAGGATTAGGTGCAGGCTTAGCTCCATTTATGCCATACTGTCAAGATCCAGTAACGATTAGAGAACACGCTATAGCATCTAGCGGAGAACCTGGTAAAGATATGCTAAACCAATATAATACAATCTTTGGTTCTGGTATCGTGGTCGCCGGTGCACACGAGATGCCTGAAGTAAAGTTAACTAAGTAAACATACATCTTAGAAAAGAAAACACCTCTGGGGTCACCCGGTGAGATGTAAATTGTTACAATTTGGTTACAATTTTTTACAAATAAAGTATGTACATTAATTCAATTTTATAGTATAATTGTTATAACAGTTAAACAAATGGAGATTGATTATGAACATAGATAAATTAAAAACAAAAACTTACCCAGCTATAGAAGATGGTTCTGAATTTGCATTAATTAAAAATAATGTAGTTCACTTAATTCAAGCTCACGGTATGAGTGATGCAATTATACGAGCACACAATCTTGGTATTGCAAAATCTAACGAATGGAAACTTTCTAACGAAAAAGCAGTTCTTATTCCTGGTATCTGGGAATATGATATGGCAACATTTGCTGGAGCTTAATCATGTTAGCAAATATTGAAAAAATAATCAAAGAAGAATATACACGACATGGTGGTGCCTTTGATCGAGGTGCTGCTGATTCTTATTATCACCGCCCACCAGATCCACATTATTATGCAGAAGGCACAGGTACCTCTGAAAAAATAACTGATCTAACGCAGGAGGAACGTGCTGCCTATCAAGCTGGTTATGACTATAACGAAGAATATGGAGGCAAAAAAGAATGGTAGACCATTTAGAGTGGCGCTGTTTTTGTCGTGAAAAATACTATGAATATTGTGAAGAACAAAGAATGTGGGGACTTGGTGCTAAAGTAGTGTGTATGGAACAATACTTTGCTGAAAATAGATGGTACCTAAAAAAGTTATATAAAAGTATGTACATTAATTAATTAACGTGATATAATAGTTTTATTATGATGATATATGTGAAAAATACTTACAAGCCAATGCGCAAATCTAAAAAGCGTATTGATCAATCTAAACGCCCAACTAAGGCTAAGATTATACCGGTTGAAACACACTTCAATGTTGTGGCTTCAGGTATTGTACCTCGTGAAACTCCACAGTACAAAAGCCTTGATACACATGCTGGTTCAACAGCAAAAAAACCTATTCAAGAATATACTGGCACAAATATGCTCGGTATTGGTCAACTGCACAAATCAAACTCTGTGCCAGTGTTTCGTAAGCAAGATGCAGAAGATCAAGCCAAAATGAGGAGAAACTAAATCATGAAACTTAGAAACATAGCAGTTACTGCAGCAGTACTTATGGCTGTAGGCTGTGCATCACAAAATACAGGTGTTAAAATGGTGGATAATCCGCTAGAACAACAACCTGATATCAAAGCACAAGAAGTAGCATTCCTTGAAGAACACGGAACTATTGGCTTGGAATTTGATGAAACTTCTGGTGAATGGATTTCTGTAGAATCTACAGGTACATCGCCAATCACATTCAATCATGCAAACTCTCGTGAAGAAGCAATGACAGTTGCATCAATGAGAGCTCGTGCAAACTTGGTTGAGTTCTTAAATAACACCATTAAAACAGAAAAGTTTGTTGAGAATGTTTCAAAAACAATCTTAAACGATACTTTAACAAATGGTACAAATACAGTAACAGCACCTCTATCTGAAACAGATATATTTGGTGATGAAGTTACAACTCTTGGTACACAAGATCATGTTAACAATATAGAACAAAGAAATCGTTCTACTAAAGTTGCACAGCAGGTCAAACAAACTCTACATGAAAGTACAAATGGTATCCTTAAAGGTGCTATGATTGTAGATCGAAAAGTTGATCCATCTGTAAACATGGTTGCAGTTAAAGT